CTGAAAACACGCCCTTAAGCAATGACACGACCTGCGACTGCATTTGAATAGCCCAGTATTCGGCTAGTAAATCAGCAATGGCTTTAGCTGGGTCAGCACCTGATAAAGCACCCGCTAAGTCGTTGGTAGACCAAGAATCGCCTAACAATTGAATTACCGCAACATCTTTGCTTGCTGTAATTTTCTTTGTTTCGAGTGCGGCTGAATCGCTTAACCGCTGCGCCGTTCCTGTCAGCGCATTAAATAAGGGCATATTAATAGTTGCCCCACCTGTTGGGATTTCAAGCCCCTGCACGGCTGCTACAATGCCTGAACGCCAGAACGCTGACAGCTCAACAGAGCGTTGCGCACCATAGCCATTCCAAATTTCAGGTGCTAAAATATCAGAAACTTTTGTTACTGCACTAGCCATAATAAAACTCCTAGGTTATTTTGCAGCCGCTTTTAATTGTGCGGCTAGGGTTGGATTGTTTTTTAAAAGAGCTAGCTGCTCAGTTAAATTAAAATTTTCTTTTGAAAATGGGTTTTTAACAGGCGTTTCTGCACTGCCTGGTGCGCCACTGCCCAAGTTAGCAGTTGGTTTTTTATAGCTATTATTTTCTTTCAAAAACTTTGCGATATAGACACTTGCTTGCAAGCCGTCAATCTTGACTTCGCCATCTTCGTAAACTGCATCGCCCTCAAAAACTTTAACTAATAAACTTTTATGCTGTTCGGCAATATCACCGCTGTTACGCATGATTTCGTTTTTAATGATTGCCTTAGCCTTTTCAGCTTTAAGCAATGCGATTTCAGCTTGCGATTGTTCTAAAAGCGTTTTAAATTCGCCTTGTTCATGCAAACGCTGCTTTTCAGAGTCTTTTTTTACCTTTTCCTGTTTCGCTTCAAAATCCTTTTTAAACTTTTCCTCTGCTTTTTTATATGCGGCAGCTTCAATGGCGGCAATATCAATTTCAGCAGGTGTTGTTGCGGGGTTAGCAGTTGTTGCCGATGACGTGGTATCTACAGAATCACCACCCGCACCTCCACCCGCGCTATCAGGGTTATCATCATAAAGCAAGTGCTTTCTTCTAAACATTTATAAGCTCCGAATAAAAAATTACATTTTACGCTTATTGAGCAAAGCTTAAGCATTGTGCTATCATAACGTTTGATTTTTACTACACTTAAGAGAAAGGCAATGGCAAAAAAACCAACACGATTGCGAGTAACAAAACCAGTCACGGCAAAATTAACTAAAAAAGCAATGCACCCGCATACAGGCAACACACAACCGCCCGAAACAGTGGGGAAACTTGTTAGATATGCTTGTGGTGGCAGGGTGCATTACCCGCATTTTGCCGACTGGCTAGTGTGGTCTACAGATACACGGGTAATAACACCCGCTGGCATTATTACTCACTATCAAGTTATATGACTTCTGCTGAATTTTCGACTATGTGCCGTGAAATTTTTGGTAGCTACGGATGGAAGGCAAAGGCGGCTAGAAAGTTAGGGATTTCACGGTCAACAGTTCATTTTTATGCAAAAGGGGTTTGCTATAACGGCAATCTTGCAACGATTAAGCAAGAAACGGTTGTTAAGCTAAGTCAATTACACAAAGAATTTTTAGAGGATTTACTGGTCAAAGAATGAAAAATAGAGACAAAAAAGGCAGGTTTATTTCAAACGGCGAACCTAACCCGTTTAACACAAAGTGGATTAGGCGCGATGCTGTTGTTGCAAGCGAACCTGCAAAGATTGATAGTGATACCGAAAAGGAAATTTATCTAACCGCGTTTGAAACGGCGCGGCGTTTGCCAAAAACTTATAGTGCAAATGCTTGTTATGAGGCTTATTTAAAACACGGGAAAAAATAAAATGAGCAGCAACCAAGTAAAAGGTTTTTAATCACCGCTTTTTAGTCAACGGAATCAAAAGACAGGTACAATGTGGGTGTGGTTTTTTGCGCGGCACAAGCTCTTTAGACCATACCCCAACACCTAATCCCATGTCAATATTAGCATACTGATTGCATAAGCATTTTTTATCGACATGACCAGGCGATAAACGCCACCAATAGCCAATAATTAACCCATCATCAAGGGTCGTATTGATAACGGCATTATGCCCCGCATTAGCCATTTCAGTTCGGGCAATGCGTTTAGTGTTATACAATTGCTTATCATAAACCCACCATTTCAGCGCATTATCAACAGCCGCTTGGTTGCCATTTTTTACCGATTCTTTGATTTTATTTAAGTATTGCTGGCTGTAATTTTTAGTGCCAGCAACCGCTAATTTATCAATATATTTCTGTGTTTGTTTTACGATTAAATCAAAGTCTGCTTTGGATTCAGGGTTAGTAATTAAAAACTTTGCTGAATCTTTTAATTCTTTAGTCCATTTATTGCTATTATTCGATATTACCTCAAATGGATTACTCGCATTACTTTCAATTGCAAATTGAATATCATAGAGTAACTTTGAATTAGACTTGCCCATTGCAATTGAATTGCGAATAGTTGTTTCTATCTCTTTTGCCGTGATTTTTTCGTGTTGCCATAATCTATCTGAAAGAATCGAGCCGTCATCCCAACGCTCTGCAAACGCTTCTTTCATTGCGTTAAGAACAAAAGTAGATTGCATTGACTCATTAACCGATACCGACACCGCAGTTGATATGCCTACTTCTAAAAACTGTGTGATACCCGCGTAAAAAGAAGACAAAGCAGACTTAGCGGCATCATCAAAAGTGTAGCCATTACCCTGCATTCGAGTCATAAAATCATCAAAAAAAGCAGCGGTGCGTTTTTCAAGCCGTTTGTCTGATAGCTTTATTTCTTCCCACAACTGCCTTTGCATTTCTTGATAATCAGCCATTATTCACATCTTCAATTAGAGCGTGGTTTTTATTGTCACTGGCATTTAGGTCTACCGATTCATCATAAGAATCCGCTTTATCAATTTCATTGTCAATGTCGCTAGCTTTTTCAGCAGTAATGTCATCAAGAACGATTTTTGCAATGCGTTTTTTTAGCTCTTTTTCAAGTGTTTCTGAGCCAATATTAAGAGCCAAAGCATCCGCCGCTGTTTGAATTTCTGTAGGAATTGAGCGAATATTAAAATCGCTAGGGTACGAAACCACAATTTCAGACTCAGTTCCCATCCATAAATTAACCAGTTCAAATATTTGCTTTTCAACAACTTCGGTTGTTTTTGCAATTGAAGATAGCCGTGCGTTTAGTTGATTAAAAAGCAGTTGCAAAGCCTCGCCGCTCAACTGTGTAGAACCTAAAAACTCAAGGCAAGCCGCTCTAAAAATAGCTTCTTTGACTGTGTTAATGCGGCTTAAATAAAGGTTCACATTCACGCCGTCTGGTGAAATAAAGCCAGGCGGTTGATTATTACCGATAACCGCAATGCCATTTTCAGTGCCAAGCGTTAATGCCCCTGCGGCTTTTGCTTCGTTGTAAGCGTGAATATCCGTAAAAAACATATACAAAATAGAGAACGCTTGTGATGTTAGTAGCTCGTCCATTTCTGACTCAAGGTTAAACATCTTAAGTGATTGTGCCGCAACATTGATTAAGAATCGGTGCGAGGTAAGCTTTATGACCGGAACACGCCCAAAATCATATTCACGACTAACAATGCCGTTTTCATAAATATCGCGGTCAATCTGCCATCCTGTTGTTGTGTAAGTTCTTTTTAACGGCTTCTCATCGGGCGCAACCTCTGCAAACGTGATTGAAACAAGATTACCCATTGCATCAAGCTTTTCCTCTGCGACCTGAGATTTTTTTCTAAATGCAATGTAAGGGGGCTTTTCGGACGCGGCGTTATCCGCTTGTTCGGCAGGTCTATCCACAAGAATATAGATTTCCCCTAAGATAAAACTCATTAACTGTATGTTTTTTATAACATTGTTTAAATCAGTGCCTGCCCCGTCTGCATTTTCAATAAAAACCTGTTCAATATCATTTGCTGCGGCGCGGCGGGGTGGTGATTTAAACAAATACCCCTGATAAATACCCGCAATCGTTTCTGCAAAATTAGTATATGTACAGGTTTCTTTGCGGCGCGTGTATTTTTCTTCTGATTCATTGACGTGTTTTTTTAAATAACTCGCATCGCCACCCATTGTTTTGTTTGCAAAGCCGCCCGTGCCGTAATAGGCATCAAGCAAAAACTGTTCGTTGTCTATTGTCATAAACCTTTAATCCTCATTGGGGTGTAAGCCGACTGGCTCTGTT